GTTGCTGTTAGTGCCACCAGAGATCAGGGGGTGAGCAGTGCTGAACAAAACAACGCCGTCGCCACCGTTATAACCGGAGGTAAAACCATTGTTGATAACAGCAGCAGCTTTAACCTGCTTGGTGTATGCCATAGCACGAGCCAAACCTTTGGTATAGCGAGCAGACAAAGAATCGTAGAGGTTGTCTTCGATTGCTTCTTCAGTCAAGCTAAAGCCCAAGGCGATAGTTTCGTGGTTGTAGCGAGCAGTCCATGCTTCTTGTGCATTGTCATAAGCGATGGCAGAACCCTCGTTTTTGACAGGAGCAGCAGAGAAACCAGACAGTTTGGTCTCTTCTTCAAAGCTACGCTCTGAAGTCTCTGTTTCATAAATCTCTTTATGCTCTTCGCCGTAGCGTGCATACTCAAGACCGAACAAAGCGTTAAGACCGGGAAGGAGTTCCTTCAGTAGTTGTGCGCGTGAAATTGCCATGATTAATTACTCCTTAGATACCGGTGGTATCGGTGTACTGGTGCAAGTTGAACTTGACCAAGAACTCGTAATAGGTGGTAGCTGAAGCGCTGGCGGGGCCAGTAGCAGTATCAGTCACAACATCAACTACACGAACAGGTAATGTATTAGTAGTATTAGCGGCAGTGCCATCAATACCATAGAACGAATCACCTGTGGTTGTCGAACCAGTAGCAACGGAAATTGGCACGTTAGCACCAACAATTGCACGGCTAAACGCGGTTGGAACCGTAGTTTGACCATTGGTAGCGACTACACGGAACACGGCGTTGGGATCATCCACAACATAAGCGTAAGCTAATGCTGTAGTTGTTGAGGTAGCGGCTGGGTAGTATTGACCTTGAACAGTTTGACCTGCCGAGTTTACATACTGACATCCAACCAACACACCTACGTTACTGCCAGTGTTAGTAGCGCTGCCTGCGACGAGGTAACCGGTAGAGTCAATCTTGACGGTGTCGCCATTAAGAATAGCAGTAGCGTAAGCCGCTGCCACAGGGATTTGACGGATCGCTCCGGCATATGGTAGACCATCCAGTCGGTTGACTGGTTTGAATCCATACGTCTTATCGACGGTGGGGTAAGCCATTTAAGACTCCTATAAAGTTTTAAGTACCTTTACCAAAGCTAGTCGAAGATTTACTCTCTTTAAAGATAGGCATCCTCGCGTCGCTTTGACGCATCAAGCTGTTATCAACGGCTTCTGTCTGTGACTGAGTCAACTTAGCGAAGTGAGCATCACGTTGCTGCATAAACTCTTGTGGACATTTGCACAATAACAACCCGCCAATCTCAATCTGACCACTAAAGCGGCTATTGGGATCGACTAGCAGTCTAAACTTCGGTTGCTCCTCTGAAGTAACGGGTTCCCAACCTTCACGGTATTTACCCGTAATGTTACGTTGGTCGTAATCGTTCAAAGTAGAAACACGAATCCATCTGTACGCATAGCCCGGTTCCTTATCAGGTTCCGGCAGTAGATCTGCTTGTTGCCACTGCTTAGGGCGCTCTTGCACTGCTCTACTAGTCATCTCGCGTTGTAATCTGTTTTCTGTAGCCATTTAAGCCTCCAATTTTGTCGCTTCACGAGCATATTGCTCGTTGGTTAGCCCGAGTTTTTTAGCCAAGGCAGCTTGCGTTTTTGATAGCACTACTTGTTTGGAAGAAGTACTACGCTTCGCAGATGCGACCACCGTGCTTGGTTTTGTACGCTGAGGTTTTTCCTCATCGTTTTTAGATGCTGCCGCAAATTCTTCTGGGAATCTACGTGCAACTTCTTTGTCGATACTTTTGAAATATTCATCAGTACCAATGTATGCCTTACCGTACCTTACCGCTAACTCTTCATGGACACCTTCAGCTAGCTTGCGCATCGCTAATTTATTAGGATCAACAAACCAAGGGTTTCTGGACACCCAGCTTGCGACCTTTGGGTCCATTTGCTGCGTTTGCGGCGGTTGTGAGGTAGTTTGTACCTCATTTTCTTGTATTTGTACAGCAGGTTTGTAATTTTTTGCTTTATCAAGCTTCATTTCAGCCCGCATAAGCTCTTTTTGAGCTTCTAAAAGCTTATCGGAGTCCCCAGAGTCATATGCTTCTTTATAGTTGCGTTCTGCTTTATCTATTTCTAGCTCAGCGGATGTCTGGTAATTAGAAATTAATTCTTTTTCACCACTATGCAACATGGATTTAAGTCTTCGGTTCTCATCTAAGATCCGTTGAGTAGCTTCTAAAGCCTCTTGTTGTTCACGTAATACAGCCTCTTTTGCTCTACGTTCGTCGTGCCAAGCCTTCTTGTACTGAGTAAACTTAGTCTTTACGTTTTTAGAATATTCTTGAGACTCATCAGCTGTTTCAAGTTCCTGTGTAATCTCTTCGGGAAGAGGTTCAGCAAACCTGTCTTCTTGAGGGGTGTCGTCAACAATTTTAATTTCTATGTCTTCATCACCTTCTACCGTAATTTCCAGTTTTTCTTCAGACTTATTTTCATCTGGAAACTTAAAGTCATCATCAAATTTAGGCATGTGCGTTCCTTATTTACGTTTAATACCGCGTGGATCTTCTACAACACCTTCGACGTTGTCGTCGTAAATGATGCGGAATTCGCGGTCGTGGATCAGTAGGCGTGTACCAGCATTTGGACGAACCAAAATAAAGTCACCTTTTTTGCACCAAGCTCCGTTAGGAAACTTAGTCTTATCTATGTAGCAGTCTGGTCCCATATCCACAACGAATAAAACTGTTGTTAACAGTTCTTCAATGCGTCTAGTTTCATCAGACTTCACCAAACCGATTTCGCTACTTTCAAACTCTTCTTCTGCCTCTGGAATAGCGCACAGAATGCGATACCCAGCGGGTTTAGGGAGTTGCTTGGCTTTCTCTTCTGCGTTCTTGTTCAGTACCTGCGTCAGGTCCACTGCTTTTAAAAGATCAATATTAGTCGTCATGGGACTCCATGTTTTTTGTCAGGTCTGAGAGAAATCTCCGAGCAGTGAGTAGACCTGTAATAACCCCACACATATAGCGATACTCTTCGAAGGTCTTAGCGCTACTGGCACCGAGATCTTCTTCAAGTCGTTTTATGTCCTCGTCAATCTGTGTAGCGACGCGTTCCGCTACTTTAAGTACTTCGTACATTAGTCACCTTTCTTTGTAGGCTTCTGGGCCTGTGCCTGTGCTTGCCGAGCTTCTCCATGTATTTTGGCGGCAAGTTTTGCTCCTTCAGTTTCTTGCTGTGCTTCAATACGATCGCGTTCAACTTGTAGTTGAGCTGCCTTGAGAGCCGCATCAGCTTGGTCTTTAGTAGTCTTACGCTGTAAGTCTTGTCCTTTGATTTGAAGCTCTTGTTGTTGCAACTGAATGAGCGGATCTTGAGCCTGTTGTTGAGCTTTTTGTTGTTGAGCTTCTTGTTGATGTTGTTGTAATAACTGTTGAGAAGCTTGCGCCGCCATTTGAGATATGCGAACTTCCATATCAGGAGCCATTTCAACTTCATCTTGCTCTTCGTTATACGGAGGAAGAGTTTGACCCATCGCTTGCTCAACTTGCTTGCGGTACTCCATACCTAAATGCTCGTGTATATGAGCCATCATTGTTGCTTGTAGTGTCTGAGCCATTTGCGGATTCATACCAACAATTGCTTGCACTTTTGGATCTTGCATAGCAGACATATGCACTGCGATATGGGCTTGATGATCCTGATACAGAAACGCTTTAGCAGGTTTACTACGTAAAATGTTCATGTTCTCTGTGACTGGGTCACGAGGTTTCATGTCTTCTGCAACTGGCACAAGTTTCTGGTAGTTCTTAATACCAATCACTTCCAACATCTGACGATGTAATTGGGGAAGGTCATACAACTGTGGTGCGGTACTCGCTAGCTGTAGAGCCGCCTGATACTGAACAACCTTCTGAGCCATAGTAGCTGCATTGGGGTCAGATACAGGGATCACGTTAACTGCTGCGTAGTCAGACTTCTTAGCTGTACGTGAACCTTCTATTGGCTCGTAGTC